GATTTGTTTGGTATCTTCACTTTCCAATGCAATTACTAAGAGTTTTTCCTCTTTTACCAAAAAAGGTCTGTATTCAATCAAATCTCCAGTAGAAGGAATTTCAAGCTCATATGTTGGAGTAGATATTGTAGGCAATGGCATAATTTTCAAAATAAAAATCAGGTTATATTTATTTATAACTGATTTTTTAAATTATCTACCACTTGGTCTAATTGAACCCCTAGGTGCGCTAGCAGCATCCCTATTTTGAGCAGATTGTCTTAAAGAGTTCTCTCTTGCTTGTTTTCTAGCATCTTCAAGTTGTTGCTGACTATATCTCCAAGAATTGCTCTGTTCTTCTCCATCTACTCCTGGAGTTGAAGGTCTATCAGTTTGTGGTTGAGATAACTCAGTACTATAAACTTCTCTTTTAATATAATATCTACTATAACTAATACTAACAGTAGCTTTTAAGGTATCAGATGCATCATAACTAATTGGCATAGATGATATTGATAATGGAAATGCTTCTGTAAAATAATATCCTAAAAACTCTTTAGATCCCGAAGTTACTTTTGATCCCAAATCTCTTTCATATTTTGCAATTCTAATCTCAGATTTATAGTCTGTAGGATATCTTATCCTAGTATAAAAATCTGGACCATCCATTCTACCAATAATATCTTCACCAGAAGCATACTTCATCCACATTTCAAAAAATCTAATTTGTTGGTAGTTACTATCTTTAGTAACTAAAAAAGTAAGATCTATAGAATTATCATACATTCTTCTATAAATGTTTTTTTGGGAAACTCCCATATAATCATTATCAATATCTATTGTCGCTAGTTGAGATCCTGGTAAAGAAGCTTCTATACAAGTCAATTCAAATAGTTCTTTATCATAGTCTAACCCCAATTCAGAATTTATCTGACTTAATAAATTTGATGGAGGTACAATATCAACACTATAAAAAGATGTAAGAGCTGGATTCAATATCCTGCTCTTAAGAGTGCTCATATTAACACCAGGATTTACTGGTATATTTGACATCTAAATACAAGTGTATACGTTATATTATATGTAGACAACTTAATGAACGAAAGTATTAAAAGTAAGTATAAACCTTCATATCCCAAAAAATATAAGGGAAATCCCAACAATATTATTTGTAGGAGTAGTTGGGAGAGAAAATTTTGTTCTTACTGTGACTTAAATGAAAATATAATAGAATGGGCAAGTGAAGAATTCTTTATTCCTTACGTCTCTCCAATAGACAACAAAGTCCATAGATATTTTCCAGATTTTATTATAAAAGTTAAAGAGAGTAAAGGTTCAATAAAAACCTATGTTGTCGAAATAAAACCCAAAAGGCAAACTATTGCACCAGTAAAAAAATCAAGAGTCACAAAATCTTTTATACATGAATGCAAAACTTATGCCATAAATCAAGCAAAATGGAAAGCAGCAGATGAATGGTGTAAGGATAGATTGTTGGAATTTAAAATAATAACAGAAGATAACCTAGGTATAAAGTAAATGCCAAAAAATACTCTTTTCGAAGATCTAAGAGAAGAAGTGCAGTATGAAGAAGGAAGGTCTCCTTTCTTTTATAGGAGAGCATTTAAAAGATTAACTCAAAAATATATTGGTAGAGAAAATAAACTAATACTTGAAGAAAAATTAGACTCTACAGAAGAAGAAGAAAATCAAGATAAAAATGTATTAAGAAGATATCCAAGAACTGGTCACATATACTTATTTGAATACAAAACAGAAGAAAAAAATTTAAGTATATTTGACCCCTTTCCTTTAGTATATGTAATCAAGTTTAATAGTAAAGAATTTACAGGATGCAATTTACACCTAATACATCCAAATAAAAGAAAATATGTAATAGATAATTTAAAAAACGATAAAATTACTTTACCGTATAATACAATATCTAAATATATAATATCACAAGTTGATGGTTTATTATTGGATATTGCATTTGATGAGTGGGAAGTTGCATCAAATTTACCTATAGAAAATTTGATCTCTATAAAAGATGGTAAAAGAAGAGATCTTCCTTTATTTGATGTTTGGAAAGAAAAAAACAAAACATTTAGAAAAATGTTAGTTGGAACTAGGATCTATAAATCTTATGGATCAAAAGAACAAAACTTTAAAGGCAATTAAAAATGGCTGAACCAGCAGCAAAAGAAGTAACTATAGACGGAAAAAAGGCTTGGGTATCAAAACCAAGACCATTAAAAAATACTGGTGCAAAAGTATCAACGGTATTTTTTCCAGATACTGGAAGAACAGTATTGGTACAAAGAACCTACGCGGCTTTTGGTGGGTTGTTGGATGTAGATCTTAACAAAACTCTTGCCGAAAAAAAGGATGATACATGGGAACCAGGACCAAATGCAGCAAACGATTATTTGGGTGTAAAAAAAGATTTAGAAGAAGATTCAAATTATACTAGCGCATTAAATTCTTCGGTAGAAAGCACTATAAAAACAGTGTATGCAGAAAAAAATGATGGTAAACTACCGACCCCAAATCAAATAACATTAATATCAAAAGGAAAGGGGGTAGTAAATGCAGATGAAAAAGATTCTAAAGACAACCAAGATCCTGATCAACAAGAACCAGCAACTATAAATGATGGAGTATCTGGTTTAACTGATGTAACCGATGCTTTTTCTGCGTTATCAGAACAAATTAAAGCAGAATCTGCATCAGTAAGATCTTTAGATAGATTATCCTATCCAGAAAATTTTCCAGAAAACATGGATTACATAATATTTGAATCCAAATCTTATGGAACAAAAACATTTGATTCATCTACATTCGGATTCGGATCAAGAACAAACGAATCTATAGGTGAATCTATAAAATTACCAATACAACCATCAATATCTGATGGAAATAGTGTTGGATGGAATGAACAAACAATGAATCCAGCACAAATAGCAGGGGCTGATCTTGCTATAGGTGGGATAACTGGTGGAGCAGAGGGTTTTATAAATTCACTATCAAATAAAATTGCAGCTGGTCAAGGTGCATCTACAGATGTAGAAGCTGCTATTATCGCATACTTTACACAACAAGCAACTGGTGCTCAAATATTACCCAAACTTGGTGGAGCAGTATTTAATCCAAATACCGAATTGTTATTCCAAGGTCCACAATTAAGACCTTTTAATTTTACATTTAAACTGACACCAAGATCAGATACGGAATCAGAAAGAGTTAAGAAAATAATAGGATTTTTTAAGCGTAATATGGCAGCAAAAACCAGTAACTCTCAACTATACTTAAAAGCACCAAATGTATTTGGAATAAGATATTATTTAAATGGACAAGAAGATCATCCTGGAATTAATTTAATTAAAGATTGTGCTTTGCAATCATGTGTAGTAAATTACACTCCACAAGGAAGTTATATGGCATATAAAGATGGTGGAATGGCATCATATGACATATCATTACAGTTCATGGAGTTAGAACCAGTATACTCCAAAGATTATGATGATGATAGAGCAGCAAACCATCTAATAGGATACTAAAATGACCCAAGAATATTTTAAAAAAGTACCAAATTTCGAATATATCAGTAGAGATTCGAATAACTCTCCACTGTCAGACTATACCGAAGTAAAAAACTTATTTAAAAGAGCAAAAATAAGAGATGATATTTTTCAAAATTTAAGTTATTTTGAAAAATATACAATTGTCGGTGAAGAGCGTCCAGATGATGTAGCGTATAAATTCTATGATGACCCAACACTTGACTGGGTAATTTTACTTGCAAACAATATACAAAATCTCTATGACGAATGGCCAAAGTCACAATCATGCCAAAATGAATATTTACTAGAAAAATATGGAAGTTATGACAATCTATATAATGGAATACATCATTATGAAACTATAAATGTGACAGATTACTTAGGTAAGTTAATTATAGAAAAAGGTGTTACAGTAACTGAATCATATTATAATGCTCCAGAATTTATTGTAGAAACAGATAAATCAATTAATCTACCAATTACAGTTCCAGGAATACCTGCACAAATATCTGCACAAGCATCTAATGGAAGATTAACAAATTTAACTCTAGTATCTACAGGTTTAGGATACACAGGATCTGTAGAGGTTTTCATATCTCCACCAAATGATCCAGTTCAAGCATTAGTAGAGTTTGAATTAAATGATCCTCCAGCAAATAGGGAAGTTGGAGATTTTACAATAATTGATTCAGGATCTGGATATACTGTCCAACCAGCAATAACATTTAGTGATCCAGAGGAAACAATACCATGCCAACTAGAAGCTGTAATTGATGGTTCTGGAGCTTTAACTTCTATTAATATATTAAATCCTGGAGAAGGATATACTTTTTTACCCACAATTACTATTGATACTCCAAGTGACATATTCTCAAATGCAATCTTAGATACAACATCAACTCTTACCGTAGAGGCAAGTGGTTGGGAAGGATTTTACCTTGATCCTTCAGGAACTAGAGCATACACATGTCATGGTAATAATTCATACACTGAAGGAATAGTAGAATATTATACATTCAATTCATCTTTTGATATTTCAAATGGAACAAAAATATCAGAACTAGACTTATCATCAAGTTTTGAGTACTTAACTGGAATAGAATTTAGACCTGATGGTTCAAGATTCTATGTGACGGGATTGACTTCAAGTGGATTCTTTATTCATCAATATAATCTGTCTGCAAGATGGAATATAACAACAGCTACACTTTCTGGAACATTTGCGATTTCGGAGTGTGCAGGAATTAGATTTAGAGATACTGGATCAAGTTTTTTTGTAGTTGATTTAGCAAACCCAGATACTATCAAAGAGTATGAACTTTATGATGATTGGAATATTAATGCAACATTTGCCAACCCAGTAAGAACTGTAGATATTAATGACATTACTGGAGAATCTTCAGTAAGAGGATTTTCCTTCAAAGATGATGGTTCAAAAATGTTTGTGTCTGGAACGGATACAAACTCTGTTCATATACTAGAATTAAGCACTAACTGGGATTTAGGTACGTTAACTTTAATAGGAAGCAAAAATACATCCTCAGAAGATAGTATTCCATTGGATGCTTACATGGATCCCACAGAAACTGTAATTATAACTGGTGGTTCAAATACAAATAAATTTTATGCTTATGATACAGATATCAGAGCAACTGCTACTGCTGTTTTGGGAATAGGAACTACTTCAGAGCAAGTTACAGACATAATAGTAACAAAACAGGGATCAGGTTACAGTCAAGAAAATCCCCCATCTGTAACTATACAACCACCAGTAAGAGCAAGAAGAGCAGTTGGTTTTGTTCTAATTGATAATAACCAAGTAAAGGATATTATTATTACTGATCCTGGTTATAACTATAAATCTCCACCAACTGCAGTAATTGATGAACCTCTTCCAAGAATTACTGCAAAAGGATACGCAACCGTACAATCTGGAAAAATTGTACAAATTGCATTGACAAATCCAGGTTTTGGTTATACAACTAATCCAACAGTAACATTATCAGATCCAGGACCACTATATCAACCAGAAAAAGATGAAATTTTTATCTCCAATGGTCAGGAGTGGAAATATGATGGATTTGATTGGACTAGAAGATTATCTTATGGAACTTTATATACAGATACTTTCCTAAATTCAAGAATAGAGGTTCCTGGTAATAAATCTTCTATTCCAGTAACAAACTTTATGTATGAAGAAAGATTAGAGACTAAAAAAAGATCAATCTTTATATTAAAGAGAGAATATTTAAACTTAGTCCTAGATGACATTGAATCTATAATGGAATATAAAAAGGGTTCTGAACAATATGTGTCCAGAACCCTTAAAAGAGGATATAATCCTTTCTTCTTTAATTAACTGTTAGCAAGGCGTTGGAAGAAACTCATAGCATCATCATCTTCAGAATCAACCGAAGAAGTTGAAGACATTGAATCCAACTCATCTTTCATAGATTGTGGCATAGAAGGTGCTGGTTTTGATTCTTTACGAGATTCAAAACTTGGAGTGAAGGATCCGCGATCAACATCTTCACCTTCAAGTTCTTCATCAATGTTTTGAAGGCGGGGAGTTCCTTTCTTACCAAGAACATAATCCAAACGTGTTTGGAGTTCTTCGTAACTCTTGAATTGCTTAGGATCTACAAGTTCAGTGAGAGAATACTGCTTCTTCCAAATTGCTTCAAGAGCATCATCATCATCCAGAAGAGCACCAGGACGATCAAACTCAGAAGAATCATAGTTCCAGTAACCTGCAACTTTTTTGATCTTCAGTTTAAAGTTGGCACCTTGCCAGAAGTCAAAGGGATTGATTGGAGTTTCATCTTCAAATTCAGGTTGCATTGCTTCCATAATCTTATCAAAGATCTTCTTACCGTATTTAAAGAGGAAGACACGACCTTCGTTTTCTGGATGCGCCTTATCTTGAACAACGTAAATATTGCTATAGTAAGACAGTTTACGCTTTTGCTTTTGACTTACAATGTCCTTTTTAGATTGCTCCCCACTGTTCCAGAGTTCGCGATTCAGTTCTGAGACAGGATCTTTTTGACCCAGAGTTGTGAGAGAATTTTCAATATACCATCCACCAGGGCCTTGGAATGCATGGGTCCAAAGTTTTGCCCAGGGAAGATCTTCCTGATTAGGAGCAGGAAGGAAGCGGATTACTGCATAACCATTACCAGTTTTATCGAGTTCTGGTTTCCAAAGGCGATCATCAGCACCACCAGAACTATTACTCATTTTTTCGACTTCTTTGACCAGTTTTTGGGTCAAAGAACCGAGAGAAGATTGTTTTTTGAGATCAGAAAAAGACATTGATAAACCTCAGAT